GATCCAACACGTTGCCGCCCAGAGCGTTATAAGCTCTGTCATAAAACGCGTGGGCTCCGCCCCTGGCGTGTTCATAAACCCCGTACTCTGCCGGCGGCACTTTCGAGCGGGGATTGACCGCGCTTGGATCGATAAACACCGCTCCGCGCAATCCACTCGGCGCAACCTCCATCCGGTGACTGGCCCGCAGCGACCCGGTATCAACGTGCGTCACCGAGACTGCATACCGGTGCAGTTTGATCAGCGCCACCTGCACCGCTGCTCCGGCGGCTCCCGCCGGCTCCAGCGCAGCGATCATCCGCAGGTTATCGCGCTGTGCCTCCTGAATACCGGTAATCGTCAGCTTCACATTAAACTTGCTCACCGTTTCAAATCCTCCACCACCAGATGCAGATACGCCGATCCATTCCACGTCCACTCCGCGCAGCTCCGTATTGGATACTCAACTGCTCCCACCACCAATATGTCACCTTCCTCAATATCCGGCACGCCGTCCACAAAGGTTTGCAACAGCTCGTGGACTGTATCCAGCTCCAGACTGTGCCGCAGCTCAGCGTCTACCGGGTCCAGCGGCGTGCACTTCAGCGAGGGCAGATTCGTACTCGCTTCTCCGCGCAGCCCGCTGCTCATCGTTGCCCGTTTGGTCGAGGCCGTCACCGTTGCCATGTCGGCAAAGCTGCTCATTCGTTATCCCTCCCGTGCTTCAGCGGCCGCATAATCACCCGCCGGTTCCCGCCGCCCCCGCCATACTGGCCGCCGTTCACCATCCGCTCCAGCATCCGCGCTGTCTGCGATCGGTTTTCACTCCGCGGGCCCACGGTCAGGTCCACGCTGGTAGCATATTCCCGCTGCAGTTTCTCCAGCATCTCCATCTCTACCAGGTCCAGCACCGTATCAATGTCTGCTGTCTCCAGGTAACGGATGTCCGGCTCGTCGGTCTCCAGGTTGATCGCTCCCGCCTGCCGCAGCCCGGAATCAATCGCGTAGCTGTAATCGCCTTCCGCCAGCGACCCGTCCGGGTCCGCGCTCAGGCTCTTGTCCGTTGCCAGGCTGCCCAGTTTGGCATGTACCCGCGCCGCGATCCCTGCCCGCGTCACCGGCACATACCACATCCAGATGTCGTCCACCTTCACGGTCTTGGCCGATCCGTTGGCGATCACAATCTCATAGCTCCCCGATCCCAGACCAACGCTGATGTTGCTCTCCGTCCACCCGCTCGCGTTGCCGCTCAAACTTTCCGAGATTACCGTGTCGCCATCGCTGTTTTTGATCGTTACTGTCGCGTCCCCGGCCTCCAGCGTGGCGCTGGCTTTCACTGCCAGGTGCAGCGTGTACGAGCGAGCGCGCCCAACGCCAAACGTCTGGCTGATGGAATCCCCGTTATTCAGAGAGGCCATTCCATAGTGCGCGTCGCCATCGCTCGGCAGATAACTCGGCGCTCCGACCGTTGTCCAGCCCGACAGTTCGCTCACAAATCGACCGTTATTGATCAGGCTGCGCTCGCTCATCGATTAGTCCCTCTCTTCCATATCCGGCTCTTCATCCGGCTCTGGATTCCACGGTTTGCAGATCGGTTTGTTCGACAGCTGTAAGCCCTTGGCGGCTTTCAGCTTCGCCACTTCCGCCTTAGTTGCCATCCGCCACCCCGGCTTGCGCAGCCGCTCTCTCGCGTGCTCTTTCGTCACGTCATGGATGCAGCCTTGCGGGTTGACGATATAATAAATTTTTTCCTCTGCCATTGCGCTAACTCCTTTACTATCCGGCAAACGTGATCGCATTTGAAACGATCAGCCGCCCGTCCGGCATCACCAGCGCCAGATAACACGTCTTTGCTCCGGCCTCAGTGATCGCCAGGTCAATATCGCCGTCTGCCTCACTCACCAGCACAGCCGCTTTGTTCGCTACCACCGGGATCAATAGCCCATCGGTACCAATCGCCCACCCGCCGCTCGGAGCGGTCGCCACGACCGAATCCCCGTTCGCATCATCCGACAGGTACGCGTGCACCACTGCCCGCACTGCCAGCGCGGTCCCGCCGCCGTCATTCAGCTGGATGGTCACCGGGATCACGTTCGCGTTCTCGGCGCCAACCATGATCACCGCGGTTAGCTGCAAATCTTGCAGCTCCTCAGCCGCATCCTGGAGCTCTTCCACCGCGTCCTGGAGTTCTTCAATCGCTGCCAGTTTTCGTCGTCCAGGTTCTCCGATGGTCTCGGTAATGGTTTTACTTATCGCAGTCATCTTTCACCTCACAATTCTTTCCGGGAGGGCCGCAGCCCTCCCGATATTCTCAATTATTATCCGCGCTGGATTAGAGTGCCTCAGTGGTGCTCACACATACTCCGGCGCTGTCCATCAGCTCGGCCACGCCGTATAGTACATCGATGGTCACCTGCCAGCCAAGATGATCGGCGTTATAGCTCATGGTGACCCGCAGGCCAATCCCGTCCTCGACCATCGTCCGCTGGATCACGCCCAGACCCTCCGGGGCCTGCGGCAGCGGTCGGGTCGCCAGAACAAACGCGTTTTTGTGGATGAACAGATTCTTGCAGGTGGTTGAGACCATGATCTTTTGATCCAGTACAGTCGTAAATCCCGCGAACCGGCCAACATAAGCGTCAGCCAGCGCCCCGGATCCCAGCGACCCGCTGTAATCTTTGTTGATCGCTTCTTCAATCCCTAGGAACTCTTTTTCTGCATCCTCATGCAAAACCGCGTAGCGGTCCCGCAGCGGGATCTTGGCCGCGTTCAGTAGCCGCCTCGCTTCGCGGAAAGTCGCCCCGTTCAGACCGCCGCTTGCGTCGATGGTTTGTGAAAGCCCGGAATACAGCGCAGCGATGTCGCCGTCGATCTCTTCCGCGATCACCTTGATCCCGTCCTCAACATACCCCGGCAGCACTTTCGCGCTGGCCATCGCTTCGGCTACGTCCTCGATCAGGAACGAGACCTCATTATGTTTGTTCAGGGTCACATCGACCTTGGTATCCGATGGATACTGCAGGGTTACTGCGCTTCCTTCAGCTTTCGGGTTCACAGAGAGCGCGCCGCGCTTCAAAACCCGCACGGTCTGCCCTTTTTGCGCGATCTCATCGTCCCAATCACGGGCCACGATCTGCGCCAGTACAGTATTCGCCTTCAGATATCCCAGGGATTCCGCGGCGATGATAGTTGCGAGTGCATACGCTCGCTCGGTTACGCCAATGGTGTCAGCCATTTCAAAACTCCTTCGTGTCTATAAAATTGGTTGGTTTCGTGCCCCAATTTCGTTTTTTACGTGCTACGCCACGAGGGAGCTGCTTATTGCATTACTTCAAGCCGGACTGATGCTTGATCTTGTCCTGATTTTTCCGGATCTCTTCCGGTGTCATCTTGCTCAGGTCTAGCACATCCGGCGGATTGCTATGCCGCTTCCGGTATGGTAATCCCGGTCCCTCCTGCGGTTTCAGGAAATCAAGCATGCTCTCTGCGTCTTTCCGGATCTCCTCAAGGGTTTCGCCCTTCAAACGGTCTATCAGCTCAAGCGGCAGGCCCAAATCCGCCGCCACTTCGATCTTATCCTGCCGGGTTTTTAGCTGTTTATATTCCGCATCCCGTTTTTCGTATAGCTCCTTCCACTTCCCTTGCTCGGCCTGCGCCGTTTCCTCGCGCTTTTTTTCGGCTTCCTGGAGCTTCTTCAACTCCTTCTCCATCTGGATCGCTTTCTCGTTGATCTCTTTGAATCGCTCGTATGGTACTGGTCCGGGCTGCGGCTTCCCTTCAGTTTTCACCTCAGGGGTAGTTTGCTTTGTAGGATCACCTCCTTGCACGCTTTCGGTTGTGGGTTTGGTTTCTTCTGCCATCGCTATATCTCCTTCGTTTTTTACGTGCTACGCCACGCTATAAATTTCTCCTGCTGGTTGCGTCAGCAGGGTGAATCACCTCACGTTTGCCGGTCTTTTCGCGGGCCTCTATTTCATCCCGCGCCGCTTGCCGCATCTCCTCGGTGCGGATCCCGCTCTCTTCAAACTCCGGCAGGTACAGCGTTACGCTCGTCCTGCAGTACCAGTGGAACGGGCTGTGTTGCATCTCGTCCGCGTACCGCGGTGTCCCCGTCAGCCTGAACGGTTTGTCCAGCGCCTGGGTCTGTCCGTGTGCCTGTAAACAGCAGTTTGTTGTCCGTTCATCGATTGCCGCAATGGCCTGTTTTTGCCAGTGTTGTTTCGTCACGCTCAATTGCTCCGCTTTTTCCAGATAAGCCTGCACAATTGCCATTGCCAGGTCCCACGCCATCCGATCGCTTGCGAGGAACATGCTGTTGGTCATCGAGCGCCACACGCTCACCCGCCCATCCATCATCTCCATCGCCAATAACCGCTCATAGATCGCCTGCGCGTCCTCGCCGCTCGCGCTCATCCGGTTCATTTCTACCACCAGCTTCATCTTCCCGGTCTCAACCCATACCGCTTCGCCCAATTTCAGCCGCAGGATCCGCTTTACCGTTGCTTCAACAGCCGCGCTCACGTCCTCAAATCCCGCCACTCCCGGCACTGCTTCCCGCGCCATCCCTAGCTGCCGCTGCGCGAACATCCGTGCCAGCCCCAAGATCACCGTCCCGTGCATCCGGTTGATCTCCTCCGCGCTCTTTTTTAGCCCTTCCAGCTCTCCCTTCACCGCCCGCGCCGCTTTGATCGTCCCCGGTCGGCTGTTCCGCAGCACGTCTGCCACCGCGTACCGCGTCCGCCCCGCTGCGGCTTCCAGCGCTTTCTGGTACGCTGCCGTCTCTGTCACCATTACCCGTTTAAACTGCCTCACCATTTCCAGATTCACGCTTCATCCTCCTGGGCTGGTGCTTTGCCCCGCGCTGCTGCTTTCTCCTGCTCCAACGCCAGTTCTTCCATCTCGATCCGGATTTCGGTTTCTCGGTCGATCGGCAAAACCTGCCGCTCACTGTTGATCTGCAATGCCTCGCTGTCCAGCACGCTTACCTCACTCAACCCCATCGTTGCCGCTGCCCGCCCTGCCATTCGCAGCGCGGATTCCAGCCCCTCGTCATAGTTTGGTCGGATTCGGTTGATCTTTAGCACTAGCTCCAGTAGTTGCAGTTCCACTGTTGCAGATGCGATATTATCCTTATTTTTTAATTCGTCAAATGCCAGCTCCGGCAGCGACTCCTTCACCGCGCTTTTAATTTCCTGGATGAACTTTAGCACTCCCTCCACGTCAATATCCGGCACCAGGATCTTCGCGTCTCCCCCGGTCGGGATGAACCACATCACGTCCCCGTCATGTTTCATCTCGCTCGGTTCCGCTCCGATCACCGCCCACTGCGGTTCGGCATGCTTTTTGATGACCTGTGCCAGATCGGTGGCCAAAATGTTCACCTCGTCTAACATCGGGATGGCCTTCTGGTAGGTGCATTCTCCCAGCGGATCCCCGGTTTCCAGATGCAATGTCTCCACAAACGGCACAAAACCCAATTCATTGGGGTAATGCTCCGGCCTCCCATCAAATCTATACGGCTCCCCATCCCAGTACGTCCAAATTTCCTTAGCGTCGATTACCTCGGCGTACTCGTAGTTTTTCCCTTCCTCATCGGTCTTGATCTCCACCCAGATCGCCAAAGTTGGGTCATCGCTGTACTCATTTTCTCGCACCAGCATAAAGTTAACTGGCTGCACCGGCTGCACCACCACCCGTTTCTCATCCCGCAGATCCGCAATCCGCAGTCCGCTAACTCCGTATTCCGCTCCGTAGTGCACGTATAACACCCCATCCGTTTTCCATCGGCTCCACCCAAAAACGAGATCCCGCGCTGCCCGGATGTTCTCCGGTACGCTTTCTTCCAGCGCCCACTTTCCCGGGATGATCCCGGCATCAACGTCCACCGCCCGCGCCAGCGGCATATATAGCGGTTTGATTCCCCCGCTTATCCGCGGCGCCAGCCATCCCAGCTGGGTCTGGACCTTTTTATAGATCGAGCCGTCATAGTAGCTCTTCCGCTTGTTAAATGTTGTTAGCCGCGCGTTCCATACTGCCGCGTAGCGCCTGTACTCTGTCATGTCAAAAAGGGATTTCATCGGCCTCCCTCAGCATCTCCTCTATCTCATAAGCCGGTCGCAATTCCACCGGTGCGGTTTCTGTCCGTTTCGGCGGGTTGTACCAGTCCATCCGTTCTGTCCGCATCTCTTCAGGTGTGTTCAGGTTCAATTTATTGAACGCTCCGCTCGCAGCATCCACCCGGTCGTCATGTTTCGCGCCCGGGAAGCTGCAAATCTCTTCCAGCCATCCCTCAATGTCCCAGTCGCCGTACAGCAGGTAAACATTCCCAATCTCTGCCTGGCTCGCCAGCGGGCCAGCCCGCACCACCTTGTCGCCGCTCACTCTGTCAGCCCGTGCCCGGAAACCGGCCAGCTCCTTCACGCTCACCTCAGCCGATTCCTTGCCGCCCGATCCCCCCTCCTGCTCCAGCCAGATCGAGACATGGCCATATTTTTTCCGGTCCAGTTCCGCGGTCTGCCTAATGATCTGGTTGCGCGCTCCCCAGCTCCACTGTCCCCGGGTTACGTCCACCACAAAGAATCGCCTGTCCGGCGACATCGCCATCAGCGTCCCCGAAGAGAAGTCCCCGCCGCCTTCTGTTGCCGCCTTATCCCAGTACCGCACCAACCGGCACCCTGGCGGCAGCGCGTGCACGACACTGAACCAGGCCCGCTTGAATAGATTTCCCTCTCGATTCATCGGCATCTGCTGGTATAGCGCGGTCGCGTCGTATGCTCCTACGTTGAACATCGCCCGTGCTAAAAATTCAGAACTGCGCTCCTCCGGCCACAGTGCCTCGCCTGGCGCTCTGCCCAGCGGATCGCTCTCCGGAATGTAGATTCCCTTCTTAAGCAGGCCGTCCAGTTCGCCCGTCCGGGTCGCGTACTCCTCCGGCTTCAACGCCAGCGCTGGCAAAAACACCACCGTCCACTGGTCCGCCATCAGCGAATCGCTGGCCATCCGTTTCAACAGCCGCCCCGCCAGGTCGTCCTGGTGCCACCGCGTGTGCATCACCACCACCGCCCCGCCCTTTTGCAAACGGGTATAAGCCGAGCTCTTATACCAGTCATCCACCAGTTCCCGCCGCGTTGCGCTTTCCGCTTCCTCACGGTCCTTGAATGGGTCGTCGATAATCAGCAGATGCGCCGGGTTGCCGGTGATCCCGCCCTGCACGCCCGAAGCGATCAACCCGCCCCGGTGCGGTGCCGCCAGGCTCCACCCGCTCACCGACTTGCTGTCCATGCTCAGTTCCACCGGGGTATCCGCGGTGCTCTGCGATCCAAACAGCGCCGCGAACCGTTTGTCCATCACGTAGTTTCGCGCTGCCCGGCTGTGTTTCTCGGCCAGGCTGGCCGCGTAGCTCGTCAGGATGATCCGCATATCCGGGTTTCGTCCCAACAGCCACGCCGGGAAGATCCGGCTCACCTGTTCGCTCTTCCCGTGCTGCGGCGGCTCGAAGATCATCAGCCGCCCGATCCCTTCCCGGCCCTGCGTCGTGATATACAGTTCTACCTGCTCCAGCAGCTCCGCTACATAATAGTGGTGCCGCCCTGGGCGGTACCACGGTAGCGTGTAAGTCGCGAAGTCCATCAGATGTCTTCGCGCCTGCTCTCGCCGCACTTTTTCAACCGCGGCTTCTTCTGGGGAAACCGCTTTACTCCGGCTCATTCCGCTCCCCGTTCAGGATCCGCGCCGCCAGCCGGTCCAGCTCCGCATCGCTCAATTCGCTCAGGTCCTCGGTCCCGCTGTGTCGCACGTCCACTGCAGCCTTCGGCTCGTAGTCGCCCAGCATTTCCAGCGCCAGTTTCCGATCTGGATGGTTTTTATAATCCGGATTGGTCGCCGATGCGATCAGCGCCTCCAGAATGTCGCGCCGGTGCGCCATCAACGGTGCCGCCTGGATCAGCGCCACCATCTCATCGATCGCTGGATTTTTCTGCCGCCAGGTATGGATCACCCGGTCAGAGGCCAGCCCCAGCACCATTCGCGCCAGGTCATCCTGTG